AAAGAAAGAGAATTATAGAACAAGATTAGCACTCAAGGTGATATAATTACTCAGTTAAGAAATCAAATCAGTAATGACAATCAAACTCTTGCTTTCAATAAAGCAATGTCTGCTTTAGATGATAAGATTGATGCTATTGCTGCTAGATAGCCTAATACTGTTCCCGTACAATGGCCTAATATAATTGCTGCTAATGCAACTCCTTATGTTGGACCTAATTATTCAGGTTATAATGGATGGGGTAACGGTTTCGGCGGTGGTATTATATTTTAATTAATATGGATTATGGGAAATTGTTTTCAAATTTTAGGGACTAATGCTGGTGGTGTTCCATATATATTAACTACCAATACCACAGTAGGTACAGAAACTGTTGATATAGCTCTCGGATTTCGCAGAATATAGCCAGTAGGTTATTTAACTATTGCTATTTCTGATGTAATTCCTGCAGATACTACTACAACTCTTCCTGTTACTTTGACTATGAACGGAACTACTAGGAATTTAACTCTTCCTAATGGAACTAATGTTACTGCTGCTGAATTATTAAATGTTAATACAATGTTAATATTTAATGACAGAAAGAGAGGAGTTCTTAACTTAATGTCTAGAACTGTAATCTGATATGTTCTCAGCATTATCTCAAGGAAGTTCTATCTATTTGTTAGATAAAACTTCCTCTCCTAAATTTGTTATAGGAGAAGTAGTTGGAGTAACACAACCTAAATATAATTTTAATTAGGCTACTGTAGATTTAAAAGTAAAAGTTGATGATTCTATTTAGGAATTTAATAATCTTCCAGGAATTAATAATATTATTACTTATAATAATGGAAAAGTTATTATAAGTGAAACTAAACAAGGTATTCAAAATGAAGTAGAAACTATTTTAACTAATAGTAAAAATATTTTGGATAATGTTGATATTTATAAACAAAATGTTGAAGATTGTGAAAAAATTCTTAAATAGTTAAATCCTTAGTTTGCCAAAGATAAAGAAAGGGATGATAGACTATAGAATCTTGAAAGCAGATTTGATGGTGTAGAGTCTAAATTGGATAAAATATTTGAACTTATAAAGAAATGATTGTAATTGAAACTACCGAGGATAAATTTGGAAAAGCAATGAAAGCGATTTCCAAGATTTACGAACACGCAGATTGTCTCCACGAATTATTTGAAGATATGGCTGAAAATTCTAATTACGGTGATCGTTACGGAAATAGAAGAGCTTATGACGATGATGATATGTACGGTTCTCGCTATGGTATGCGCCGTGGTGGCAGACGTATGTGATGAGACTAGACGTTTACGATGATAGACCTTCCTCCATGAAACGTTATTTAAAATATTATGGAGAACACTTTAATAAGAAACTGTGTGAGTTTGCTGTTTCTAAAATGAATCATGGCAAACCACCAGTTTCTGCTGAAAAAGTTCAAGAAATTCTTGATAAACATGCTGTAAAGCTTGAACATAATTAGTTATACGATCATGTTTATGTTTATAATATGGGAAATAACGATTATATGGGAAGCTCTATAATAGATGAAAAACATCTTGCTCTTTATGTGAAAGATGTTATAGATGATAAAGACGGATATGACGGAATAGTATTTAACAGATGGTATGCAGATACTGTAGTACAAGGCATTCCAATTGAATGGGAAGATATGTTATGATTATAGATGATTTTTCAGTTTATGATTGGAATGTAACTATACTTTATGAAACTACTTGTGATGATATTGACTTTATAATTAAAACTTTAATGGATATTCATTGTCCTACTTATTATATACGAAAAGCTTTAGATAATTTAAAAGAATGTAAACTAAATTCAGGCTTAACTTATTCAAATATACAATTAGAAAGTTCTGTTATAATAGTCAATAAAACAAGTTCATTTGCCCAGTTAATAAATACTATATCTCATGAATATTTTCACTTAATTAGTCATATCTCAAAAGCGTTAAACATTGAAGATGAAGAAGAATTAGCTAATTTAAACGGAAACTTAAATATGCGTTCTTATAAATTTGTTAGAAAATTAGAGAGGA